TGCTTGCAAAACCCTATGCCGGTCAGAACCCGGTGGGCTGGATGATGAGTGAGAAGCTGGACGGCGTGCGCGCCGTCTGGGATGGGGCGGCGTTCAAGTCGCGTAGCGGCAACACCCTGCAGGTCCCGGCGTGGTTCAGCGCCGGGCTGCCACCGGATGTGGTGCTGGATGGCGAGCTGTGGGAGGGGCGCGGCCAGTTCCAGCAGAGCGTGGGCAAGGTGCGCTCGGGCAAGGGGGAGTGGAGCGGGATGCGCTTCATGATCTTCGATACCGTGTCCGACCAACCCTTCACCGCCCGCCTGCACGCCCTGCAGGCGCTGGACCTCCCGGCCCACTGCGCCATCGTCGAGCATGTGCGCTGTGAATCCGAGGCGCACCTGGAGGAGTACGAGCGCACCGTGCTCGCCCAGGGCGGGGAGGGCGTGATGCTGCGCCGGGCGGATTCGCCCTACCAGCACAAGCGCAGCGCCGACCTGCTGAAGCTCAAGCGCTTCCAGACCGACGAGGCGGTGATCGTCGGCTACAAGGACGGCCTGGGGCGTAACGCCGGGCTGGTGGGCGCCTTTGTGTGTGAGTGGATGGGCAAGACCTTCCAGCTCGGCGCCGGGCTCTCCGACCATGAGCGCGGCAACCCGCCCGCGCTGGGCAGCCGGGTGACCTTCTCGTTCTTCGACACCACCGATGGCTGCCTGCCGAGGCATCCGTCGTTTGTCGGGGTGCGGGACTACGAGTGAGGGGCTGGTGTAGCCCGGATGGAACGTAGTGGAATCCGGGGGGCAACTCACCCGGTTCCGCATGTTGATGGCACACATCACGGCAGGTATGTGCACGCTTGACGATTATGTCCCCCGAAGACATAATATGACGCTTGAGCTCACAGTTTTAGGAGAACGATACAGCTCACGCGCAACGCGGATTTCAGTGTAATCGCCATGATAATCAGAGACATAACTAATTGTAATCGCTATGAATAATCAAATGCATAAGTTAACAGTTAGGGTCTCAGCGCGTGAAGCACGGTTGGGACTCTCGTCACACACAGTGGAGTCCCACCATGTATTACCTACTCAGCATCGTTCGAGATAGTCTATCGGACGTGTTAGCCAGCTTGCTGGAAACCAGACTACACGCGCTCCTCCCTGAGGCATGGGAGAGCAGTCTATCCTCGGTACTCTTGACCCTTGCAGTGACAGTTCTTGTTGCTGTCATTGCCAAATGGGGTTCTAAGCCTGTATCGAAAGCTGAGCGGCCCGAGCCTCAATGTTGCTGCTGTTGCTGCCAACGCAGAAAACGACGATGCAGGTAGACTGAGCGATTCCTGCTCAGGCGTGGAGCCCAGGCGTAACCAGCTTGGGTTCCACGTCGCTTTACTCTTCCCACCTTATCATCTGGAAATGTGCCCTGACGCCGCACAGTGGACCTAGAGTGCATGCCCTTCAGGATGTCACGTTAGCGCCATTCGTGCTACTGGATATCACCCGTGCCGATCAGCCGGGCCAGGAACTCGACCTGGGTGCGGCTACCCTCGTCGGTCAGGCTGTGCACACCGTCCCGGCAGGCGTACTCCTCGTAGATGACGCTGCCTTCGTACATGGCGTCTTCCGCGTCGTCCCAGCCCATGGGGTTGGCGTACTTCACCCGGAGCACGCTGTCGCCGTTGCGGGCGTGGATGATGTCGGAGTCCTTGAAGCGCAGCAGGGGGCCTTGGGTCCAGGTCATGTAGGGCTTCTTCTCCTTTACCCGCTCTTCGAACTTGAGGTCGAGCGCATCGCGGAAGGCGTAGGTGACGTCGTAGGCCCAGTGGGGGTTCACCAGTCGGCCCTTCCCATCTTCATAGACCACGGCGTCCACGATCAGATCCAGACTCCGCTTGCTGCGTTTGGACCACATGGTCTTCAGGTGTTCGATCTCTTTCACGACTTCCCTCTCTGAGATTCAACGGCTGGGCGCTGGGCGCGCTGGGTGAGGTTTGTGATGGTACACCAAGCTCAGAGGGTGTGCCGTGGCCACCTACTGCCCTGGATACGCGCACCCCATAGCCATGCTCCACTGCACCCTGTTGTCGCCGGCCACAGCCCATCACAGCGGAAATAGTGAAATCCTCTGCCATGAGATTTCCGGCCTCTTTGCATAGCCTGCTCCTCTACGCAATGAGGAGCGCTATTCATGTCCAACGCCACCACCATGCTCGCCCAGTACCTGGCCGCCGAGTCTGCCCTGCTGCAGGGTAAGGAGATCACCTTCGAGGGCCGCCGCCTGGTGCGGGCGGACCTGCCCGACATCCGTAAGGGCCGCCAGGAGTGGGAGCGCCGCGTAGAGGCCGAGCGCCATGCCACGGCAGGCACGCCCACCGTCGGCGGCCTCGGCTACTCCGTGGCGAGGCTCGACCGCTGATGGCCCGCCAGCAGAAGCCCCGGGCCAACCGTCTCGACCGCATCATTGCCTACATCTCACCGCTGGCCGCGCTCAAGCGGGCACAGACCCGCCACGCGCTCGCCTACTACGAGGCTGCGCGACCTTCGCGCCAGCGCAAGTTCCGCACCGACAACGCCGGGCCTAACACCCAGGCCGGGCAGGGCGCGGTTGCATTGCGCATCCAGGCCCGCCACCTGGAGCAGAACCACGACATTGCCCGTGGCATCCTCCGCACCCTGGTCAACAACATCATCGGTCCCAGTGGCGTCGGCATCGAGCCCCAGCCACGCCGTGCCGACGGCACCATCCATCAGGAGTACGCCAAGGCCTTACTCGAGGCCTGGCGCGACTGGAAGCGCCGCCCCGAGGTCACCCACCAGCACCACTGGGCCCGCTGCCAACGCCTGCTGTGCAAGACCTGGCTGCGTGACGGCGAGGCCTTCGCCCAACTCCTCAGCGGCCCCATCCCTCAGCTTGACCACGGTACCCGCGTCCCTCTCAGCCTGGAACTCTTCGAGCCCGACATTGTGCCCTTTACCCTCACCGACATCGCCAAGGGCATCGTCCAGGGTATCGAGGCCAACGCCTGGGGGCGACCGCGTGCCTACTGGGTGCACAAGCACCACCCGCACGACAACCTCACCCCCGGCAACGTCACCGCCCTCAAGCGCATCCCCGCCGAGCGCGTCATCCACATCGCCAGCACCGACCGCATCGGCCAGCGTCGGGGCGTCTCCGAGTTCGCCAGCGTCATCACCCGCCTGGAAGACATCAAAGACTACGAAGAGTCCGAGCGCGTGGCGGCCAAGATCGCCGCCATGCTCACCGCCTACGTCAAACGTCACGCCCCCGACGGCGTCGACCCAGACTCACTCCCCCGCGACGAAGAGGGCCATATCCTCCCGCGCGAGATCAGCCTGGAGCCCGGCGTCATCATCGACACCCTCCAGGTCGGCGAAGAGATCGACCTCATCGACTCCAAGCGTCCCAACCCCAACCTCGTCACCTTCCGCCAAGGCCAGCTCAAGGCCCTGGCCGCCGGTGTCGGTGCCAGCTACAGCTCTATCTCCCGCGACTACGATGGCAACTACTCCGCCCAGCGCCAGGAGATGATCGAACAGTGGGTGCACTACGCCACCCTCACCGACGAATTCGTCGGTGCTGTCGTCCAACCCATCTGGGAAGCCTTCGTCGACGCCGCTGACCTCTCCGGCGCCGTCCCCAGGCCGCCGGACGTTGCTCCACTTACCGCCGAAGACGCTCTGTACATCGGCCAGCAGATGCCCTGGATCGAACCCCTCAAAGAGGCCACCGCCTGGCTCAAACTCGCCCGCGCTGGCTTTGCCTCCGAGACCGAGATCATCCGCAAGCGCGGCGCCAACCCCGCCGATGTGCTGGAGCAGAGCGCCTCCTGGCGCGATCTGTGTGAGGAGCGCGGCGTCGTCTTCGACTCCAATCCAGCACAACGGACCACCGAAGGCACGCCGGTTGAACAACCGCCCGACGATGCCGAAGAAAAATAGTGAAATCCTTTGCCAAGCTATTTCCAGGCTTTGTTGTTGTACTTGCTCGCAAGTCAATGAGGAGCCGTCATCATGCCCACCCACAGCAACTTCCGCATCCAGGCCGCTGCCGACCCGCGCAGCGCCGAGGTCTTCATCTACGGTGACATCGGCGAGAGCTGGTGGGGCGATTCGGTCGAGGCCAAGACCTTCGTCAAGGAGCTGGCCGCGCTCGATGTAGATACCCTCACCGTGCGCATCATGAGCCACGGCGGCAGCGTCACCGACGGCATCGCCATCTACAACGCCATCAAGCGCCACCCGGCCACGGTCACCGTCGAGATCGACGCCATCGCCGCCTCCATCGCCAGCCTCATCGCCATGGCCGGTGACTCCATCCGCATGGCCGACAACGCCCTGTTGATGATCCACGCCCCCTGGGGCCACTCCGCCGGCAACAGTGCAGAGATGCGCCAGTTCGCCGACCTGCTCGACACCTACGCCGAGGCGATGAGCACCAGCTACGCCACCGCTACCGGCAAGGAGCAGGCGGAGATCCTCTCTCTGCTCACCGATGGTGAGGACCACTGGTACACCGCCGAGGAGGCCTTGGCCGAGGGCTTCGTGCATGAGGTGACCGCCGCCATGCCGCTGGCCGCGAGCCTGGAGAAGACCTTCGACCTCAGCCGCTATCCCCGCTTCAACACTCAGGCATCCGCCACCCACAAGGAGCCCGCACCCATGCCCAAGCCCAACAGCCCGGCAGAGCCCTCAGCGCACAAAGAGAATGCCGCCGAGACCCCGGAACAGATCACCGCCCGCGTCCGCGCCCAGGAGAAGCAGCGCCGCGCGGACGTGGCCGCCAAGTTCGACATGATGAGCAAGCACACCGAGCTGCTCGCCACCCTGCGGACCGAGTGCCTGGAGGATATGGACTGCACCGCCGCCCAGGCGGGCGAGAAGATCCTCGCCAAGCTGGCCGAGGGGGCGACGCCCGTGATGGGCAACCTCTTCATCGTCGAGGAGGAGGCCGACCGCAAGCGCGCCGCCGCCGTGGATGCGCTGCTCGCCCGTGCCGGTGTGCCCGGCTACAAGGTGGACGCCGCGAACCCCTACCGTGGCCACAAGCTGCTCGACCTTGCCCGTGCCAGCGTGGAGCGTGGCGGGGTCAGCTGCGCCGGGATGGACCAGCTCAAGGTGGTGGCCAACGCCTTCACCCAGTCCACCAGCGACTTCCCGCTGCTGCTGGAGGAGGCGATGCACAAGACGCTGCAGCAGGCCTACGCCACCGCCTCGCTCACCTGGAGCCGCTTCTGCGCCATCGGCAGCGTGAGCGACTTCCGCAAGCACAACCGCTACCGCGTCGGCTCCCTGGGCAACCTGGACGGCCTCAACGAGCTGGGCGAGTTCAAGAACAAAGCGATCCCCGACGGCGAGAAGGCCAGCATCAGCGCCGCTACCGTGGGCAACATCATCAACCTCAGCCGCCAGGCGGTGATCAACGATGACCTCGGGGCCTTCATCGGCCTCTCCAACATGCTGGGCCGCTCCGCTGCGCGCACCATCGAGGCCCATGTCTACGCCCGCCTAGCCGAGAACAACGGCATGGGGCCGTTGCTGGAGGACGGTAAGGCGCTGTTCCACGCCGACCACGGCAACATCGGCGGGGCCGGTGCCCTCTCCGTGGAGCTGGTGGACGCTATCCGCATTCTCATGGCCAAGCAGAAGGACGTGAGCGGCAACAACTTCCTCGACCTGCGCCCCGCCATCTGGCTCGGCCCCATGGGCAGCGGCTCCACCGTGCGCGTGCTCAACGGTGCGGAGTACGACCCGGAGACCGCCAACAAGCTGCACCGGCCCAACGTGGTGCGCGGCCTCTACCGCGACATCGTCGACACCCCGCGCCTGACCGGCACCCGCTTCTACACCTTCGCCGACCCCGCCGAGGCGCCGGTGCTGGAGGTGGCCTTCCTCGATGGCAACCAGGAGCCCTACCTGGAGCAGCAGCAGGGCTTCGACGTGGACGGTGCGCGCTACAAGGTGCGCCTCGACTTCGGCGTGGGCGCCATCGACTACCGCGGCGCGGTCACCAACGCCGGGGCCTAAGCCTGCCACGGGCAGGGACGCCCTCACCATCTGATTCAAGAGGAGCAAGCCAACCATGGCTACCAACTATCAACAGCCTGGCAATGTACTCACCCTCACTGCCCCGGCGGGCGGGGTGCTCTCCGGTACTCCATACCTCATCGGCGGTCTGCTGGTCGTCGCCCTGCACAGCGCCGCCGAGGGCGCGAGCTTCGAGGGGCAGACCGTCGGTGTCTGGTCCCTGCCCAAGGTGAGCGCCCAGGCGTGGACCGAAGGCGCGGCAATCTACTGGGACGACACCGCCAAGGTGTGCACCACCGATGACGCCGCTGGGGCCAACCCGCTGGTCGGTCATGCCACCGCAGTGGCTGCGGACCCGAGCGCCACCGGCCTCGTGCGCCTGCGTCAGTAAGGAGAGAGCAATGAGCGACCCCAACAACCCGCAGCAGTGCAACCCTGAGCAGTGCCGCTACGCCAACCAGATCGTGCAGATGGCCACCAAGCAGGCGCAGCACGACCTCTTCCATTCCCTGGGTATCGATGCTGACCGTCCTGAGCAGCTGGAAGAGCTGCGCAGTGACATGCGCTTCGGTCGCATGATGCGCAAGGCGGCCAACAAGGGCTTTACCACGGCGGTCATGCTTGGTCTTACCGCCATCCTCGTGGCGGCGCTGATGTCCGTCTCCTCCAAGTTCGGCGGTGGCGGCTGATGGACATGGCCGCCATCACCGCCGAGGCCTCCTTCGGGGCCTTCGCCGAGGAGGTGACGCTGAACGGCGTCACCGTGCGCGGCATCCCCGAGTTCGGCGTGGCCATGGTCGGCGAGTTCGACCAGGTCACCGAGCGCCGCACCCTGCTGAGCCTGCTCAAGAGCGAGTGCCCCGCCGTGGCGCGCGGGCAGTCGGTCACCCTGCGCGGTGAGGCCTACACCGTGGACCAGATCGAGAAGGACGACGGCGCCGTGGTGCGGGTGGTGTTGCGATGAGCGCCGTTTCCCAAGCAGACGACCTCACCGTCGACCTGAGCTTCTTCCATGAGCTGCCCGCGCAGCTCCAGGCCATCGGCACCGCCGTGGTCAACGCCGCCGCCGTGCAGGGCCGCACCGAGGCGGTGAAGCTGATGCGCGAGTCGGTCAACCTCCCCGAGACCTACATTCGCGACAAGCTGCGCATCGTCAAGGCGACCCGTGGCGGCAACCCGGAGGCAGTCATCCGCGCCGAGCGCCGCCCGGTGCTGCTCTCCCGATTCGCCTCCCGCCAGCTGGTGCGGGCTGCCAAGCGGGCCAAGGGCGACCCGCTGCGCGGCATCGCCAAGGGCCGCAAGCAGGCGGGCATCTCGGTCAAGGTCAAGCGCAGCGGTGGCCGCGCCAAGATGCCCGGCGCCTTCTTCATCCCCATCCGCGCCAACAAGGTCGAGGGCGGCAACGGCATGGCGCTGGCCGTGCGCACCGGCACTGGCCGCGACGATTACGAAATCAAATACGGCCCCTCGGTCGACCAGATGTTCCAGTCCGTGCGCGACCAGGTCGGCCCGGAGCTGCTCGACCAGATGCTCGATGCGTTCCTCGCCCGACTGGAGAAGCTGGCATGACTGAACCACTGGACGAGCAGATCGTCACCGCCGTGGCCGCCGCCCTGGCTGAGATCACCCAGGCCAACGGCTACCACCACGACCTCGGCCCCGAGCGGGTCTTCACCGAGCAGGACGGCGTGGGCGAGGAGGGCGTGCTCGACCTCATCGTCTTCGACCGCTCGCTCACCTTCGACGAGCAGAACCGTGACCGTACCCGTGGCGTGCTGGAGCTGCTCATCGACTGCGCCCTGCCGCTGGCCGATGTACGCACCGCCCGGCGCACCGCGCGCCTACTCGGCGCCGATATCCGCCGTGCACTGCGTGAACAGCCCGAATGGCCCGTGGGACTGCTCGAACTGACCCTGACCAACCAACTGACAACCGCCCGCGATCCGGGCGCCAAGCACATCCACCTGAACGTCAACCTCTCCGCCAAGTTCGCGGAGTCACACAAGAGGTAAACCACCATGGCAGGCATGATCCTGGCTGGAAACTCCTACCTGAACCGTAAGGCCGCCGATGGCAGCGCCACCGGCTACCTCGGCCCGATGAACGCCAAGAAGCTGGCCATCACCCCCAAGGGGGTCACCACCAAGAACCGCGTCTCGAAGATGCGCGACAACTACGGCGAGGTGCTGCAGAGCGTCTCGCTGCCCAATGGCTCCGACACCTTCGAGCTGGTCATCGATGAGGCCGAGCGCGAGCACATAGCCATGGCCCTGATGGGCAGCGCCGCCGCCCTCGCCGTGAGTGCCGGCACCGTCACCGACGAACCGCTCACCGCCATCCATGACAGCTGGGTCCCCCTGGCCAAGGGCAACCTCACCGCTGAGAGCGACGTCATCACCTCCGACGACGGCCTCACCACCTACGTGCGTGGCACCGACTACCTCATCGACACCGTCGCCGGTCTGGTGAAGGTGCTCTCCTCCGGCAACGTCGCCGACGGCGCCAGCCTGCTGGCGGACTACGGCCACGGCGCGGTCAGCGGCGGCGAAGTCGTCGCCGGTAATGGCCAGCCCTTCACCGCCGCGCTGCTGTTCGACGGCAAGGACATCTACACCGGCAAGCGCGTGGTACTGCGCATCCCCGAGGCGGTGGTCTCCCCGACCGGCAGCCTCGACCTGCTTGCCGATGACTGGCTGCCGCTGACCCTCAAAGGGGAGATCGTCGGCACCTTCTCCATTGAGCATCACGACTAAACACAACCGTACCCCATAAGGAGCACATCCCATGAGCGACGAGAAGAAGCCAGCCGAGGTCGACCCCGTGGCCGTGCCCGAGCCCAAGCAGGAGCCCAAGCGGGTGACCGTCACCCTCAAGCAGGCGCATACCCACAAGGGCACCGAGCACCCGGTCGGCGCCCGCATCGAGGTGCGCCAGGACCAGATCCCCTGGCTGCGCCAACAGGGCGTCATCGCCTGACCATCAGGCCCCGCCGCGCGCGGGGCCACTCCATACCCCACGGAATAGCTGACTGATGGCCGACCTCAAGACCAAAGCCGTCGAACTCTGGCTGCGCGCCAAGGACCTCTTCACCGCGCCGACCAAGGCGGCAGGCAAGTCCGCCGCCGCCCTCGGCGAGGAGGCCCGCACCCTGCGCTCGCGTCTCTCAGAGCTGAAAACGCTCGACGCAGAAGTGGGCTCCATCGTCAAACTCAAGGCCGCCACGGCTGACGCCGAGTCGACCCTGAAGGGACTCACCGAACAGCTCACCGAGGCACAGGCTGAGTCCGCCACCGCCGCCGAGGCCTACGTCGGTGCCACGCGCAAAGTCGAAGCGCTGCGTGAGGAGCAGGCGCGCCTCAAGGAGGCCCTCGGCGACTCGGCAGCCGCTCAGCGGCGTGCCACTGAGGTGAGCCAGCAGGCGGCGAGCGCCGCCCGTGAAAATCAGACTCAGCTCGACGCGGCCTGGCGGTCTGTGGCCAAGCTTGGCGACCAGACCGAGGCCGCCTCGATCAAGGTGCGTGCGATGCAGCGCGACCTGGATGCCCAGCAGCAGGCGATCACCACCCTGGGGCCGCGGACGGCAGAGACAGCCAAGGCCCACGACAAACTCACAGAATCGATTGCATCGCTCAAGGGTAAGCTGGGCGAGGCGCAGAACAGTGCCAGCGGCCTGAGTGACGCCTATCAACGCCAGGTGCAGCAGACGCGCGACCTCGGCCAGCGCCAGCTGGAGTTGAACCAGGGTGCCAAACAGGCGGCCCAAGCCGCCACCGATCAGCGTGCGGCTCACGCCGACCTCAAGAGCGCACTGTCCAGTACCGGTGCCGCCCTGCGCGAGGCCTCAGCAGAGGAGAGGGCCGCAGGCAAGGCCAGCAAAGAGGCCGACAAATCCGTCGCCGACCTAACCGCTCAGGTCGAAAAAGCGAACGTCGCCTGGATCGCCCAGCGTCGGGAGCTGCGTGAGGTCGAGGGCTCACTCCAGCGCGCCGGGGTCGACCTCACCGACCTGCGCGCCGCTCAGGAGAAGGTCGGCGCCCAGACTGACGAGGCGCGAGAAGCCTTGGGCCGACACCAGAAGGAGCTGCGCGAAAGCGGTGAAGCCACTGCATCACTGACCACGCGCACGGGCGGTCTTGTCAAGGGCCTGCTCGCCACGGCGGCGGCTTACATCGGTCTACGCGAGCTGGCAGGCTTCTTTACCGACAGCGTCAAAGAGGCCGCCGCCTTTGAGCAGCAGATGGACGCCGTGGCCGCCGTCTCCGGCGCCGTAGGCTCCGAGTTCGAAGCGATGGCCGCCGCCGCCCGCGAGGCCGGGGCCAATACCACCTTTACCGCCACCGAGGCGGCCCAAGCGCTGGAGAACCTGGCGCGTGCAGGTCTGAAGCCCAAGGAGTCCATCGAGGCGCTGAACCCCGCCTTGGCCCTGGCGCGCGGTAACTCGCTCGACCTCGGCGAGGCGGCCTCGTACCTGACCACCGTCACTGCCGCCATGAACCTGCGCTTCGAGGAGAGCGGGCGTGTGGCCGACGTGCTCACCAAGGGCGCCGCTTCGGCCAACACCACGGTCGAGCAGTTGGCCAACGCCTTGAGTTACGCCGGGCCGGTGGCCGTCACCGCCGGGATGAGCATCGAGCAGGTGACGGCCATCATCGGCGTCTTCTCGAACGCGGGCATCCAGGGTGAGCGCGCCGGTACGGCCTTCCGCTCTATCCTCGCCCAGATGAGTGACCCGGCGAGCCAGGCGAGCCGTGCCCTACGCGAGCTGGGGATCGCCACCGACGACCCGACCCAGGCGCTGATCCAGCTCGCCGAGAAGGGCGCCGCAGGGCAGAGTGCCGTGCGCGCTTTCGGCATGGAGGCCGGTCCCGCCCTACAGGCCGCTCTCAACCAAGGTACCGAGGCGCTTGAACGCCAGCTGCGCGAGATCGCTGCCCACAGCGGCGCCGCGCAGAACGCTGCCAACATCATGAACGATAACCTCTCCGGGGCTGTGACCGCCTTGGGGTCGGCGTGGGATGCGCTGCGTGAGCGGCTGGTGCGGCCTCTGCTCAAACCGTTGCAGGGTGAGGTCGAGGGGCTGACTACCTACCTGCGCGACCTGGCGAAAGACCCCAGTGTTGACGAGTTCGGCAGGCGCCTGGTCGAGATGTTCAAGAACGGCGCTGCCGCCGTGAAGAGCTTTCTTAGCGGGTTCGACTTTGCTGGTGCAATGGATGCCACAAGTGAGTTCGGGAAAACGGCAAGCGAGTCATTCCGATCCATCAGCGCGGCAGCAACCGGTGTAACAGCGGCGTTCAAGATCGTGTTCAACATGATCACCTCGAACGTCAGCCGGGTCGCGGGTGGCATTACAAGCATGGTGGCGACGGCGCTTGATGGCGTATCCAAGCTGGCCGAATGGGCCGGTCGTGATGAGCTGGCGAAGTCCACCAGAGAAACAGCCGAGGTACTCAAGACGATTTCCGACGGGTATCGCCAGCAAGTAGAGCAGGACACGAACGACATAAAGGCCGCCTGGAACAGCCTGACCGAGACTCAAGAGACCTCGGCAAAGGTCGCTAAGGCCAGCGCGGATGAGCACAAAACCGCCGCCGAAACCCAACTCACCGCGACCCAGCAGCTCGCGGCAGGCACCGAAGCGTACGCCACCAAGGTCGAGCAGGCCCGCGCCAAGCTCGCCGACCTGGCCGCCTCCGGCACCGCCAGCGGCGCCGAGCTGGAGGCCGCCACCCGTGCCGTGGCTGCTGCCGAGGCGGAGCGCCAACAGGCCCTCGCTGTTACTGCCAAGTCCATGAGCGCCGCGCAGGCCGAGGAGAAGGCCGCCGCCGACAAGGTGGCCGAGGCCCGCGCCAAGCTCAACGAATTGGTGAATAGCGGTATCGCCAGCGCCGAGCAGCTCGCCCTGGCTGCCGCCAACGTCACCGCAGCAGAGGCCGAGCAGGAGAAGGTCGCCGCCCGCGTCGGCGCGGCCCTCGCCGAGGAGCAGGCCGCCACTCAGACCTTGGCCGAAGCCAAGGCGAAGCTGAGTGCATTGATGCTGGAGGGGATCAGCAGCAACGAGCAGCTGCTCGCCGCCCAAGAGGCGGTTACCGCCGCAGAGCAGCGCCTCGACGCCGCTCGCGTCCAGTCCGCCGAGAGCAGTCTGGCGGCCACCCAGCGCGCCACCGAGGCGAGCGCCAAGGCCATCGACGCGGCCCAGCAGCTTGGTGTGGACGTGGCCCTGGTCACCACCGGCATCAGCAAGGCCGGAGCCGAGGCCATCGGCCAGTTCAGCAACGTGGCCTCAGGTGTGCTCAAGGGGTACGCAGGGGGTAGCGAGATCATCATCAAGGGCTTCGAGGCGGCCCTGGCCAAGATGAGCCGACCCAAGGAGGTCGCCGAGCTGGAGAAGGCGCTGGAGTCCGCCTTCAAGGCGGGCAAGCTCTCCGCCGAGCAGTACAAGAAAGAGGTGGAACTGGCCAAACAGCGCACCCAGGAGCTGGCCGCCACCGCCGACGATGAACTCAATCGCGCCTACGAGACCCTGAACGTCACCACCACGGCCATGCTCAAGGCCGCTGCCGCCAAGGCCGTCTCCGCCTACGAGACGATCAAGGCCTCCGGTACCGCCACTGCGGCGGACCTTGAGAAGGCGTGGCTGGCTCAGGCCCGCGCACAGGTCGAGGCCTACGGTGAGGTCAGGGCCGTAGGCCTTCAAGCGGCCGCCGACGTGATGGGGATCGGCGATGAGTTCCGCAAGCTCACCGAGGCGGTGCTGGGTACCGGGGACGCCGCCGAAGAGAGCGGCGACAAGATAACCGAAGCCAACGAGCGCACACGCCAAAGCACCCGCGACCTACGCGAGGAGATGCGTGGCCTCAGTGACGACATCCAGCAGGTGGAGGGGTCGCTGTACTCCATGGCCGCTTCTGCGGATACGGCTATCAGCCGCCTGCGCGATGGCGTGAGCGTCGCCAACACCCACGTCCAGGGCTTCACCCAGGAGATGATGACCTACTACACCGAGCTGACGACCCGCTCCAACGCACTCACCTATTCCATCCAAGCCCAGCAGTCCCTCTGGGAGAGCGCCGCCCGCCAGACCCGTGAGCGCAATGCCCAAGAGCAGGCCGCCGCCGAGCGCCTCGATGCGCAGATGGACCGCACCCTCGCCTCGATTCAGGCGCAAATCACCGAGCAGCAGCGCCTCGCCGAAGTAGGCTCACTCACCGCTGGGCAGTTGGCGCAGCGCATGGCGACGCTCAACGCCCAGGCCGAGGCGACCCTGCGCACCTTCGAGCGCCAGATTACCAGCCTCAAAACCCTTGATAGCAGTTCACTCGCCTCACTGCGCTCCACCTTAGAGAGCCTCAAGCGCTCCCTGGCCACGGACCTGGGTAACGAGCTACTCGCCTCCATCGAGAGCGCCGCGCGCCTCTCCTTCTCTCACGCCTCCTCAGGATTCCGATGAGCACCATCACCCTCTCCGACGGCACGACTACCCTCGACCTTGGCGATATGCGCTGGCTCGACCGCCTCTGGTCGCCGGTGCGTCACGCCTCGGTCCCATCTCTCACCGGCGCGCTGCTGCTAGATGTGGCCACCCTCCAGGCCGGGCGCCCCATCACCCTGCAGGGCGGCGAGGGCTACGGTTGGCTCACCGGCGCCCAGCTCGAACAGCTGCTCGCCTGGGCGGCGCTGCCCGAGGCGTTCCTCACCCTGAGCCTCGACGGCCAAAGCCGAGAGGTGGTCTTTGACCACGCAGGGGAGGGCGCCATTCGCGGCGAGCCGCTCTTCCCCGCCATCGTCGACCCGGATGAGGCGCAGGACCAGCACCTGCTCACCCTGCGCTTCGTCGAGACCATCCCACCCAGTGTGCTCGCCGCTGCGGTAGAGCCCCTATGGTGGCTGCGCGCCAGTGACCTGGCGCTCGGTGGCGTGAGTGTCTGGCCGGATGCGGGCTCACTCGGTATCGCCCCCTATCAGGGCAGCATCGACCTACAGCCACAGGCCGATGGGTCGACCGTATGGTTCGATGCAGTGGACGACGGACTCGTCATCCCACTGCTCAACGGTGCCGGGCATATGGCCGGAGCCGCGACCCTGTGCGTGACATTCGTCCTCAGCGTGCCGCAGCTTACCAACGCGCTGAACGTCCTACACGACAACATCGGCATGGCGCCTTGGTATCGCTACGGGTGCAGCATCAGCACGGCGGGCGCCATCACATTCAAAGTTGCCGACAGCCTTGCGGCACTCATCTCGGTGACATCGGCGGCGGGCGTCGTCACCCCTGGGCAGGTCATCGTGATATCGACTGTGCTCACGGCTGATGGATATCTACACCTCTACGCCAATCGCATCGAGGTCGGCCTCTCAGCGGTGGCCGCGACGGGCGGCATCCTCCCGGCCACGACGTTCAGCAGCGCGTCGCGGGTGCGCTCCGCATACGGGAGTTCGTCCCAGATGGCGCTCAAAACACTGCGCCAGTTCCCCATCACGACCCTCGACGAGGCGATCGCCGAACACACGTCTATCTGCGATCAGGAGGGGATCGCATGAGCCCCTTCGCGATGCACGTCGACGGCTCGTTGGTCGATGCGGCCCGGCGCCTCTCCGCTGCCACGGGTTGGCCGCTGGCTTGGTCGGTCTGGCTCAGCCCCGACGGACACCCCCCGGCCATCCGCTTTGGCTGCAACCTCGCCCATCCTCCCGCCGCGCTGCGCGAAGGGTTGCTCGCGCTCAAGGTGCTGCCACTGGCCGAGGCGCAGGCGCGCTATAGCGCCGTACTCACCGCCGAGGAGGTCGAGCGGCTCATCGCTGACGTGGCCATTGGCGATGGGCTGACCCTGAGCGCGCTGTGCGGCACCGCCCTCAAACCCATTGACCGCACGCACAACCCCCTTGAGGAGTAACCCATGCCCGACCTGGTCCTCTATCGGCCTGCCGAACTGAACGACACCTCCACCGGTGGGGGCGGCGCCACCGGCGAACTCATCACGCCGGGTGAGCTGCGCAACCTCTTCTCCGACCTCGCCAGGCTCGACAGTGCCCAGGGCGACATCAGTCTGCGCAAGGCCTTCGCGGGCGTAGTGAGCGCCGACGCATCAACGCTGCTCGGCGCCATCGCCTGCATCCTCGCGCGCCCGGTGCACGCAGGCAGCGAGGTGCTGCTTTACGCCCGTGGCGATGCCTGGGATACGCGTGCCGACCTCGCCGCGCTGCTCGCCAGTGAGACCCGTATAGAGGCTGAGCGGCCACCCCTGCGCGGCTACGGCATCGCCACGCTCGCCACCCTGGAGGCCGATGGTACCTATCAACTGCTCGAAGGGGCTGACGTCGACATCTGGCTAGGGGATATCCCGGTGGTGACACGCCCTGAGATCAGCGCCATCGACCGCACCCATCTGGTGGGCCTGCGCGAGCCCATCGTCATGGCCGGAGACACTGTGCTTGCGCACCGTACGCGCCGTGAGGAGCTGCCTTCGACCCTGGTGGCCGGGCAGGTGGTGGTGCTCAACCAGAGCGACCTCGCCGCCCTGGTACTCACCGACCAGGACGGCGTCGAGGTCGACGCGGCGCACTACAGTATCGACCTCGACGCTGGCGCGCTGACCTTGAGTGACCCGCTCGACCTCAGTGGCTACACCGAGCCGCTCATCGCCAGCCACCGTATCGAGCATCTAACTATGGCCACAGAGCGTGTTTTCGAGACGCAGCGCTATCGCCTCAGCGATCTCTTCATGCTGGATGGCGGTGATAGCGCCGACCTGCTGCCGCTCTACTACGACAGTGCCAGCGGCAGCGGCGTGGAGGTGATCGAGGTGGTCGACAGTCTCGATGCGGTGCTCGATGAGGCGCTCTATACCATCGGCTTCGGGAGTGATGCGACCAACGGCCAGTATCCCATCCTGCGTATCCAGGAGGGCGCCGACCTCAGCGGTTACGCCCAACCCTTGAGTGTGTACTACCGCTACATCGACCAGGCGGCCGCGCGCTGGCCGCCGACGCCGGGTGTCGCCTCCTGGGTCGGACGTCCGGTGGGCCTGCGCCTGGCCTATCCACCCGACCCCCTGCGCTTCCCAGACCTGGCCGACGCTGAGGGTGAGCCGGTGCAGCTCTCCGCCTGTGTCGACCTCGGCGATATGCAGGCGAGCGTCACGCGCCTGTTCGACCAGTACACCTGGTCTGGCGTCTGGGCCGATGCACCTATCGGCGACAGCGCAAACGCCACCTTCAACGACACCCTTTACCCTGTTGCCGTGACTAATGCCGGGGCGATCACGGAGCGCTGGCTGTGTCGGTTCACCTCATCGAGCACCTACGAGGTCTACGCCGAGCGCTGGGGCTACATCGGCACCGGCCTGATCAGCGTCGACTACGCCCCGGTCAACCCAGAGACCGGCGAGGTGATGTTCACCCTCCCGGCGCTGGGGTGGGGCGGCGGCTGGGTCGCCGGTAATGCTCTGCGCTTTGACACCCAGGCCGCCCAGGCCCCGCTCTGGCTGCTGCGCGCTACGCGTATCGGCCAGCGCCTCACGGGCGAGGACGGCATCGCGCTGCTCTTCTCGGGGGATGGCGCGTGAGTAATCCAGACTTCAACAACGTCCGCCTGTTGATCAACGCGGATGGCAGCTACCAGGACCTGAGCACCTACGCTCACGCCGTTTCCAAGGTCGGCACGGCGGCCATCGCCTCCGGCGTGGTGAAGTACGGCGACGGTAGCCTGGCCGCTCCGGCGCTCGGCGATCGCTTCATCACCGCCGACCTGCCCGAGGTCGCCCTCGGCGCCAGCCCCTTCTGCCTGGAGTGTTGGCTCTACCTGACGGGCAATGAGAGCTACGGTCGCGTATTTCAGGGTGGCCCCTTCTGGCTGAACGCCAACAGCTGGGCGCTCATCCCGCGCGATCTGGATGTGGGTGGGGTGCTCGCATTCTCCTGCTATAACGCCGTTGGCGCTGGGGTGCCAAACGGTCGCCTGCTCAAGGCCACTGCGCCGGTCCCCTATGGGGTATGGAGCCATTTGGCCGTGACCCGAGACGTCGACGGCGTGCTGCGCCTGTTCTTGAACGGCGTGCTCGAGGATGTGAACCTCGCCCATCCGACGCTGTTGATCGACTCGGGGATCAGCAATTTCATCGGACTCTTCGCCCCGGTCACCCCGAACGGCGCCGACCGCATCACTGGCTATGTGGACGAGGCGCGTTTGGTCATCGGCGAGCCGGTCTACACCACTGCATTCACCCCGCCCGATAAACTGCCTACCGCCGCAACCGACCACTACGTCGCCTCGCCCGGCGAGCCTGAAGGCTCGGCCCTGCCGGTGCGGGTGGTGGTTCAGCGGGCCGACACTTACGAGACCCTGGGCGAGACGTCGCTCATCGGCCCGACCGGTGCCTGGCAGGTCACCTTCGCCTACTCGGGCGCGGTCTACGTCATCGGTGAGTTCGCGGACGCTCGCGAGGCGATCCACGGCCCACTGCTACCCCTGGCCCTGTGAGCTACACACCTCCGCCTGCCGATGCCGTGGTCTTTGCCGTCAGCTCGGGCGGCTACACGCCGCCGCCCGCCGACGCGGTGGTGTTTGGCGTGCCGCTCACAACGCGACGGCGCCTCACGGTGGGGCTGGCGTGGGGGGTGGGCACCTCGCGTCGGGCTCAGTTCCGTCCAGGTTGGCGCGCGCGTGTCACCCACGCCTCCCAGGCGGCATTGGGCTGGGGCGCCGGGGCTGTCAGGCGCGAGGCGCTGGGGCTGCGCTGGTCACCGCGCATGCCGTGGAGTAGCACACTCACCGCGCCTTGGTCACCTCGGGCCTTGCACACCACTAGCGCCGAAACCCCTTGGAAGGAGGCGGCATCCCGACAGAGCGCCCCGCGCCTCGCCTGGCAGGGGGCGCTCGCCCAGGCCGAGCCCATCGCCTGCCCCGGCAGCGAGCCCACCGGTTACACCCCGCCGCCCTCCGATCGGGTGGTGTTCGCGGTCACCGCTGGGGGCTACACGCCACCGTCCGCCGATGCCGTGGTCTTCGCCGTGCCGCTGGTCACGCCGTCGGCGCCGACCCCATGCAACGGCCCGGCGCGGGTGCGCCACCTCGCCGCAGCACTGGGCTGGGACAACCCGCAGGCCCGCTATGCCCAGCTGCCGAGCCGCTGGGCGGCAGGCTCCACGCAGTGCGCCGATCCGACCCTGCCCTGGGGCAGCGCCGGACAGTCACCGGCGAGCCGCCGCCCCGGTACCGCTGCGCCCCTCGGCCAGAGGCCCATCCTCATCCGCTACCCCGTCGAGAGCAGCACCCAAACCATCCCGGTACTCAGGAGATACCTCATGCTCAACACCGTGGCCGTTACCCGCCTCACCGACGGCGCACCCATCGAGGCGGTCACCCTGCAAATCGGTACCGACCGCGACAGCTGGGCGTGGTCGGGCTCCATGACCCTGCGCCGCAAACAGGACCTCGATGCGCTCTTCGCCCCAGACGGCTCGCCCCTCATCGAGGCGAGCGTCAACGGCTTCACCTGGCTGCTGGAGGCCGAGCGCTACCGCGAGCAGCGCCGCTTCAACCAGCGCACCTATCGGGTCGAGCTGCGCTCACGCTCCATCGAGCTGGCCGCCCCACGCGCCGCGCTCAGCTCCGGCGTCCAGCTGGAGGCGCGCACCGCCCAACAGCTGGCCATCGAGGCGCTCGACCTCACCGGCTGGGTCATCGAGTGGGGCCTCACCGACTGGCTAGTCCCTGGCGGCGTGCACACCTGGGCGGACGCCGCACCGCTCGATAGGGTCGGGCAGGTGGCCACCGCCGCCGGGGCCATCGTCGCCACCTACCCGAGCGCACTCTCTCTCAGTATCCAGCCCCGCTACTCAGTGGCGCCCTGGGATTGGGCTAGCGCCCAGCCCCATGTCAGCCTGCCGCTCGACGTGGTCGAGGAGCTAGGGCGGGAGGTCAACCCCGGCCCCGGCTACACCGGTGTCTTCATCGCAGGCAAAGCCCAGGGCGTGCTCTGCCAGGTGCGGCGCAGTGGCACCCAGGGCGAGCGCCTCGCCCCGCAGGTCATCGACCCGCTCATCACCCACGCCGATGCCGGGCGCCAGCGCGGAACGGCGCTCCTTGGCGCCGCCCACATCCAGGGGCGCGTCACCCTCTCCCTACCCCTGGCCAAAGACCACGCCACCCTCCCGGCGCTGCTGGAACTCGGCCAACTACTGGAGACCGTCGAGGGCACCGCCACCGAGCGCGGCCAAGTGGTGGGCGTGCAGGTGTCCGCAGAGAGCAGGCCCGACGGTGCCCTAATCGTCCGACAGAACGTGGAGGTGGAGTATGCCTAACCCGTGGAGCCGATTTGAGGCGCTGGTGCCGCTCGCGCCGACCCTGGTTGGCACCGTCAGCGCACACAACGCCGACGGCACCAGCGCCGTCACCCTGCCCGGTGGCGGGCAGATCACCGCCGAGGGCCAGACGGTGGCCGTCGGGCTACAGGCTTACATCAAAGAGGGGAGGGTAGTGGGCGAGGCGCCGAGCCTGCCGATAGAACTGATAGAAGTATGAACCGCTGAAAAAAGTAACCCCCACCGTCCTGCAAGACATCAGTGGGGGCTCGTGAAGCAACGTCTAAAGGTAACTTCAACATGCAAGAGCATAGTCGAATCAAGATCAAATTCAAAGAGAGTTTCCTGATCCAGGTAACAACCAGTTCTGAAAAGGTCGCACACAAGGCGCTGTGGATGATCATCCTTGTCGTCATAGTGCTGGCGGGGGCCGATGTGGTCACCACGCTCATCGAGCACCTAGGCCCATAGGCTGCTCAGGCACAGGAGGCACATCGATCATGTGCTACAGGGCTTACATCAAAGAGGGGAGGGTAGTGGGCGAGGCATAGAGCCTGCCGATAGAGCTGATAGAAGTATGAGTCCCAGAAATAAGTAACCCCCTCAGTCCGGCAAGACATTCGAGGGGGCTTGTGAAGCATCAAGCAAAGGTAACTTCAACGTGCAAGAGCATAGTCGAATCAAGATCAAATTCAAAGAGACGTTTCTGATCCAGGTAACAATCGGTTCTGAAAATGTCGCGCACAAGGCACTGTGGATGATCCTTCTCGTCGTCCTGGTGCTGGCGGGGGCCGATGTGGTCACCACGCTCATCGAGCACCCCAGCCCATAGGGTGATCCGACGCAGGAGGCGCACAATCCAACTAAGGCAACGGCTCCAAACAAGGGTCTATAGCCGCCGCCAGGGTGCGCACGATAACCAGCAGGGGAAAAAAAAGGGCTACCTTGCGGTAGCCCCCCGATGGCTTTAGCCATCACTATCCTTGTTGTACTTGGGATTTTTCCCACCGTGGTTCCTACGGTAGGTATCGAGCTGCTGGGCTTCTTTCTTCTTTGCCCCTTCGCTCGTCATCCGCCTGGACGTAGGGGTCATGCTAGTAAATTGCTTACCAGCATCGCGGTGCTCCCTTTCGCGCCGTTCCAGGTCATTGGTGGTTCCACGGTACACAACCTCTCGGCCCTGCCGCAGTTCATAGGTCACAGTATCTCTAGGCTTAGACGCCATTTTCATGTCTCCAAGAAAAAACTAGGTTTAGGTGGCTGGACGGCTGAGCCGTCCAGCCAGGTCACTTACGCACGGACAAGAAAGGCCCAGCTCTCGTACCCATAATCATGGGCGTCGAGCACCTTGTTGCTGGAGCCCCTGACGCGACGATAGCGGCAGAACACCCACTTGAAGCCTTTCGGGGCCGGTTTGGTTGCTACACTTTTAAGCACATAGATCACCTCCTTTCCGGGAGGAGATTTTTACCTAGCCTTTTCTCGGAGCCATTTAATAGGCTATACTTTTCTTGCACAGAAAAAGTTGAGGGGCTAGGAACGATGTCCTCCCGGTACCATCGTTTTTCGCTCTTCTAAGAACGGGTTCGAGCGCCAACTCGAATCCGTTTTTTTATAGAAGTCTTTCTTTCTTCAGTTTTCTCCACCGCAGATCAGCGGCTTCCCATGAGACACCGAAGACAGTCATGATGTCGTGAGGCCCTGAGCAGTACTGTCTTACCAGCTCCACTGGCATCAGGAACTCAGCAGCGAACTGATTAGCCTGCCATTCGCTGTCTTCGTAGATCTCGTGAGGACCACTTCTCCTTGAGTACACAGGCTTGTGCTCCAGGAATAAGTGTCCGAATTCATGTGCCACCGTGAACCGTGCTCGACCGTTGTCATCACACGCCTCCAAGTAGACATCCTCACGAAGCTCAATGGTTGTATGACTGGGATAGGTGTTCCCTTCCACATCCCCCATCTCGCTCTCCTTCAGGTACTCCCAGTCCACTCCGAACTTAGGTAGGACATGTTCCAGAAGGCCAATCACGTCGACCCACGGCCCGACCACCCCAAGCCTCGTGCGCATCAGGTTCGCTAGCGCCCTGATTTTTTGAATGCTTTGCGGGGCTACAGGTGTACCCTTGGGCTTGTACTTATTTGTCGGCACCTTTCTTTAACATCTCCCATAGTTCGTTTTTCTCCTCCTCGGACATGCCTGGCAGCTTTCGAGCGAAAGCCGTCATCAGCATGCGCGACTCTCCATCCAAGCTGCCCATGTCTACCGCGTCCTTCGACAGAGCAGCGGCATTGCGCAGCTCATCGCGAAAGCCGGGCTTCTGGAGCCCCTTGGCACCGAAGAACTCCTCGGTCCCATGCAGGAGCGCATCAGTAATGCGCTTCTTTCCTGTCTCAACCGCTGACAAGTAGGCAGCCGTAACATCCAGGTACTCAGCCATCTCTTTCAGTCGCACCTCGAGATCGGTCCTGTAGTTCCGCACCAATTTCCCGAACGGTGTCAGTTGCATTTCTATACCTCCTGCCACGATGCCGCTCATTTCACGGCCTTCCTAATGATGTTTAAGTGGTGGCAGCTTCTTCCTTTACGTGCCACTAGCGCTAAAGATAGTGTGGATCGGCCACCGCGTCAACCATTTTGGTTAATTTATTTTCTGCCAGGAAATCTATTCTGTATCTGAGGTTATTTCAGTCGCCCCGCTGGGGAGTCCCGCTTGACAGATTTCCATCTCACTGCCACGCTTCAGTTACCGTCGCACATCGGCGGTCGGGTTTGACAGCCTGAAAGTTTCACAGGTGCGTAAGCGCCAACCTATCCGTTCGGGCGCTTTTTTTGTGTCCGCCGGATGTTCCTATGGTGGCGCGTGCGAGGAGGCCTTCGGGTCTGCCGGTTCCCTGTGACGCCGGTCTGTCAACCTTGTACGTGTCACCACCCTCTTTTTGACAGGGGAGGGCGGTGATTGGATGACCAGTCACAGGAGACATGCTATGGAAGCTTTCCCCTCTCTTTCGTCTTTCACCATCGGAGACGACACCCTCCCCACCGTCAACGCACGCGACCTGCATACCTTTCTCGATGTAGGCCGTGACTTCTCGACCTGGATGAAAACCCGGATCGATGAGTACGGATTCCAAGAGAATCAGGACTTTACGAGTTTTCCCCGAAATGGGGGAAAACCCCAAGGGGGGCGTCCTACAATCGACTACCACCTCACCCTCGACATGGCCAAAGAGCTGGCGATGGTCGAGCGCACCGAGCAGGGCCGCCGCGTACGCCGCTACTTCATCGAGTGCGAGCGGCGGCTGATGCAGCAGAGTGACCAACCCGTAGCCCTTACCGCCAGTGGCGCCACCGAGCGCACCCGCCTGAGTGAGCTGGTCGGCTACCTGTGCGAGCACCCGCAAGGAGTGGAGACCGACGTACTCCTGGCACACACCACCAGCCGCTACGGCCTCAAAACCTCCTCCGCACGCCGCCTGCTCTCCGCCCTGCGCAAAGTGCCGGGCGTGGTGCTGGCGGAGCTGGGCAAGGCCGTGGCCTACCGCGTCGTCGAAGGCGAGCTGGTGGACCCGCCCACCCTGGCACAACCCCTGGCCGACCTGCCCACCTTCAGCAAAGAGCAGCTCGAACACACCACCCTCGACCATCACACCCGTGTCGAACTCCACCGCCAGATGGACCGCTTCTTCCACGAACTGCGCAGCGCCGGTGTCCAGTGCGAAGGCGTGCACCGCGTCTGGGGCGCCACCTACCACCAGCTGGTGAGCCTGCAGAACCGCATCAGCGAGACCGCCCGCTTCCTCTCCCTGGGCAACCAGGAGCAGACCCCGCTCTGGCCGCAGTGAGGGCCATGCCCGCGCTCTAAGTCCGCTCCGGGCGCGGTTTTGAACGAGAGTGGACTGCTAACGTCCACCCTACTTACAATCCCCTTCGTCTGCATATCACTACAGAGTGAAGGGGATTGGCATGCGTAAATTTATGCCATGGGTTGGCAGTCGGTACCACGAGGGGCTGTTCGGAACCAAGGTCCTGATCTTGGGCGAATCGCAGTACGGCTCTCGCGATGAAACGCTACAGTTCACCAGCTATATCATTGAAAAATATGGCAAGAACAAGCGCAGCCGTTTCTTCACAGTGACACAGAGGCTTGTAACGTTGGACAAGAAGCGTGGATATATTCCGGCTGCCCAGCGAAGAGCATTCTGGGAAAAGGTGGCGTTTTACAATTATGTGCAGGAATTCGTCGGGACTAAGGCGAGGATGCGGCCAACAAGGGCGCACTGGTTGGCAGCACAGCAACCATTTCTGGAGACTGTCGAAGAGCTCAAGCCTGACGTGATCGTTGTGCTGGGAAAGGAGACCAAACGGAATCTCCCGAAGCCACTACCCTCTGGGAGATATGCCTATGTCTCGCATCCCTCGGGGCGTGGCTTCAGCTACAAGAAGTGGCAACCAGAGGTTGAGAAGGCTTTCGCTGCTGCTGGTGCAAATGTGGAGTTGTGAGTCAGGGTGGCAGTAAGGGGCCATTGCTGTTATAGCGCTAGATAAGAAGCTGAACCATGTGCGGTCGCTACACCCTAGAAAACGAGAGCGGAGATCTCTTCAGCCACTTCGACCTCGACGAGCCACCCACCCACTGGCAAGCGCGCTACAACGTGGCGCCGACGCAGCAGGTGCCGGTGATCTGCTCGGTGGAGGGTGTGGGGCGCCACTGGTATCTCATGCGCTGGGGTCTGATACCCGCCTGGGCCAAGGAGACGAGAATCGGCAACCGGCTCATCAACGCCCGCAGCGAGTCGGTGGCCGAGAAGCCCGCCTTTCGCACCGCCATCCAGCGGCGGCGCTGCCTGATACCGGCCACTGGCTTCTACGAGTGGCGCGGCCAGCGTGGTCACAAGCAGCCTTACTGGATCGGCCACCAAGCCCGCCGCCCCATCGCCTTCGCCGGTATCTGGGAGAAGTGGCGTGACCCGAACGGGGAGCAGGTGATTCAGAGCTGCACCATTCTCACCAAGCCCGCCAACCAGCTGGTGCAACCCATCCACGACCGGATGCCGGTCATCCTCACCCCGGACGACTACGGCCTGTGGCTGGACAAGATGGCTCTGCTGGAGGCGCTGCCGCCGCTCTATACCCCGCAGGAATACGACTGGCTGACGCTCTATCCGGTCTCGGCTGATGTGAACTCGCCCGGTGTGGAGGGGAGGCATTTGGCTGAGCCGGTGCCGGGATTGGTTTAGTCTCTAGGACGGACGTTTAATCAACGGCCCTAGCGGGCGCATGGAGGCAACGATGAGATCATCTGCGTACAACGGCATCATGTTCGATGTGTTCAACATGGAGCTTCGTGAGGGTCATCTGTGGAGCTGCAGATGCAGAATCCACATTCCGTCACTGGGAGATATGCCTCCCCACGAGTTCAAGTCTGAGTTCATGGCATCTAGCGAGCGGATGGCGTATGCGATGGCTCTGGATGCTTGTCATCGGTGGATTGATGCGAACCTCTGATGTGCTCTTCGAGATGTTTGGCTAGGTCCAGAATGTCGTTGGCGAAGAACCTCGACTCTGGGGTGAGATGCTCGGTGTATTTGATGATGATGGTCCGCTCTTTGTGGTCAGCGCTCAGCGAGTAGAGTTCCTTCACTGAACTCGTGTCGAGTGATTTCAGGTCGATGCCTTGGGTGATTTCGTCTAGTGAGTGCATATTTTTTGGGCTCCATTTTGTTCCAGAGTATTCAGGCTCTTTGCTGTCCCATAGGCGCTTAGCCGGGGACAGAAAATCAAGGAATTAGGCGCGGTTGGTGTGACCGCCTATGGGACAATTTTTGAGGGTGAAATTCCAGGCGTGAGAGTGGCTTAGGGCACACAGGGAGTCTCTCTACGAACCAGGCGGTCGGAGGTTCGAATCCTTCCATGCGCGCCAAATAGCAATAAAAATCAGGCCCTTACGATGCGTCGTGAGGGCCTTTTTTTGTCCTTGTCCCGTAGAATGTCAGTTTAGTGGGACGGTATGTAGCCTGGATGACGCAAAGCGTAATCTGGGGAGAACGTAGCCACACTCCCTGACTGCGCCATGTACTGCCCACACAACGCAACTGGCCCCAAACCACCCAAAGAGCTATATCCAGCCCCAAATAGTGGTCACATCAAGCCAGCCCCATGCAACAGATCCTCGCCGCACTCAGCGCCAGCATCTCTGAACTCAAGCGCAACCCCACTGCCCTCATCAATCAGGCGGAGGGCGCGCCGGCGGCCATCCCACAACGTTCCCGCCGCCTACCTCATCCCTGCCGAGACCTACGAGTGCCTCTTGGAGCGTCTGGAGGACGCCTGTAGTGGCAAAATGGACAAGCAGCGCGACCACGAACAGCCCGACGCCATTGAGATGAATCTGGATGACCTATAGGGTCAAGTTCATCCCCACCGCCCTCAAGGCGTAGAACAAGCCGACCTCACCATCCAGCTCAGGTCAAGAAGAAGCTCAATGCTCGCACCGAGCAACCCCAACAACCCCAACAACCCCAACAACCCCAACAACCCCGCCAGCCAGCTACGCGGCTGCCACAACACCCACAAGATCAAACGCCGACGGCAGGCTATCCCCCTGTATCAGGATAGTTGTCGCCTCCCCTTGATTTGAAAAACCGCAGGCAGGGGGCGGTGGAGAGAAAGGAATGGGTCGCTACTCAACAGAGCGTCGCGAGTGGGTGCTTCGGCAGATGATGCCGCCGCAGAGCCGCTCGGTGAAGGATCTTTCGGAAGAAACAGGGAT